ATGTTCCTGATGTTTGTGTGCTTGTAACATTTGCTAATGTTCGTGATGATAGATTTGTGTAAGCAATCTCTGTGATGTTTGCTAGTACACCGTTTCCATCAGCCGTTGCATCTGTACCCGCTGTTGGGTTAGTATTCGAAAGTGCAATTTTTAGTGTGTCACTATTCAAATCCATTACGTTAGCTAAGTTAGCAACAAAGTCATTTACTTTTGTAAAACTTGCCATTTATCCAAAACTCCTAATTCTCATTCTGTGGCCTGATCCGCTGGACTTAGCCTGTTGGTCTTCCATGTTTGTACCACTTATTGCGTTTTGATACAACTCTGCCCACACTTTCGTCCGGGCGTCTTCACCTAAGTATGGAGCACTATGAGTTAGAGCTCCGTAAAGGTAAATATCTGGGTAATAAGTTAAAACCCAATTTGTCGTAATACTACTGCTCAACGCATCTATTCTTTCGTAATAAAGCATCTCAATAGTGTAGTCCTGATCTGGAGTTGGATAAACTTCAAATGATCCATCTACCGGGGCATAAAATCTCGGAGTTCCTGAAGCATTACTTTCGGACCTTTTATCCATTAACTCTGCAAGCGTTATAAGCTCTAATCTAAATTCTGTAGTACCCGTTAACATCAGGCGTATGCCTTCAATATAGTCAGTTGGGAAAGCTGTATATTGAGTATCTAAAAGAGCGACTTTACGGCTCTCCATTCTCCAATGCCTAAGCTTTCTATTCATATCAGCTTCGGCTAAAGTTATAAAATCAGGAATAACTGAAGTAAGATCATCACGATTTAAAAAATCTGCTATAGAATTTTTTAAGTCGGTATAGTTTGCAATACTCATAACGTGCTTTCTCTTGTTCTAGTCCATGCATTATCGCTATCGTTAAGCCACTTAAATAATGCCTTAGGATCGTCAGCAATGCCTTTACGCTTTAGCTCATAGTATATTGGAAGCGGTATTGAAGCAACTTTATTAACATCCTTATGTCTTTTATCCATGTTGTTTCTTTGCTTCTTATTCGCCTCTACAATCGGCTTAACGTCCATGACTGTCTCAACGACATACTCACCCTTATCAGTGACGTGCCAGTATTTTTTAATTCCCGTTACTGGATCGTAATCCCATAATCTTTTCATATTGTATAAGTCCTTGTTTTTAAAGGGCTATTCCCAGGGAATAGGGGCAACAGTTAAGCTGCCCCTAAAGATTTTATGATGTTGTAAGATCGAACACGCCTGCATGTCCAGCCTGATTGGTAACCTGAAGTCCCATCTCGCCGATGACCATTTTTCGGGTTGCGTCCCCGGTCTTGGCAAGATCAACAGTCTGGATAGGACGTAGAACTGCGATTTCTGCTAACTCTGGGTCGAGCAAAAATGCATCACGCTCTCTTTGGAATAAGTTGACAACACAACTTAGGCTTCCAAAATCTGACAGATACACATCAGCCGCACCAATAATTGTAGTTGGTGCATCTGATGGAGCCATGTAACGCTGTGCAGCGATACCAGCAAAACCTGATACAGCGGTTTTGTTGAATGGGCCAGTCATCAAGATTGTTGGCTTACCACCAGCGCTATATGCGCTCTGCATTGCTGATTTAACCATAGTCTCAGTAAAGGCAGCTTGTGTGCCGTCTGTACGAGCGTCGGTTCCGTCACCAGTTGGGCTTGCGCCACCTGATCCAAAAACGTCGTTAGTTGCAATCCATGCACCTAAGCCAGCAGTCTCACGTGGCGTACTTGTGTTCCCGGCGACCTGAGCATTATTATCCGTGAAAACCGCCTCGTAATCTCGCCGAAGTTCTTTTCCGCGCTTCGCGATTTGCATGGCCATTTCATCGCTTCGCCCTGCTAACGATTGGTCAGAAAGGTTGTCAGCGACGATAGCTGTTCTACGCAAAATATGCGTATAGTTGCCGACACGAGTTGTTGCTGCGGTAGCATCGTAGGTAGTTCCTACGTCATCGCCATCAGCTCTCGCGGTTTTGTCGGTTGAGTTTAATGAGTCAGTTTGCCACTCAAAATATGTGTTAGAAACATTGACGCTTCCAACATTACTTTGCAGAGGGACCTCTTCAGGTGAAATCGAACTTATAACGTCCGAAAGTTGTTCACGAATACCTTTGGCATCAAAGGATGTGAACGTATTTGTAATGATAGCCATGTTGGCCTCCTAGAGTAAAGTTTTAATTGCGGCAGCGGCGTCAGCCACTCTGCCAGTTTGACGTGCGCGTTGTAGCGCTTGTGTTTGCTCACTCTTTGGTTTTGGTTGCGTGTTACGAGATCCAGCTCTTAGAGTTCGGGACTGTTGCTTCTTAGGCTTAGTCTTTGCCTGCGTCGCTTTAGTTTGCCCTTTATCATACAGCATGGCTTTCCTCGCTACTTTTACAAGCGTCGCATTCGTAAGGCCGCTAATGTCTTGCTCTGAAAATCCTTCGCCAAGAAGGAAGTCTCGAACCTCTTTAGCCTCAGTTGATGCAACCTTGGTATCACGCCACTCCGGGATTAAGTCAGGCAAGATTTCTCGCTGTTGCGCTTGATATTGCAATTGCATATTATACATACGCTCTTGCTCTACCTGTTGCATTCGCTCACGCTCTGCTTTCACGGCTTCGATTTGAGTTTGCCTCTCCTCTTGCTGCTTCTGCCAAGCGCGTTCTGCCTTCCTTGCCATATTAGGATCCTGATCATACAGAATGTCCCAATCTGGCTCCTGTTCCTTTTGCTCTAGACGCTCCTGCAAAGCAGGGAGCATTTGAGCATATTGAGCACGTTCACGCTCCATCTCAATTGCTTGAGCTTCGACTGATTTTCTGTATTCAGCAAGCTCTTGAGTTTTGCGTGTATAATCTCTTTGCCTTAGGTTTCCACGTCTTAACTCTTCAACAGTTATCTCCTCGCCGTCTACTTCGACTACTTGTCCAAGTATGTCCAGAGATGTGTCTTCAAGTTCTTCTGCTTCCGCTTCGACTTCAAGATCGTCTTCAGGCGCTTGCGCGTCCTCCGACATTTCGACTTCTTCTACGGGCTGTTCAACTTGTTCTTCAACTTGTTCAACTTCAGTAGCTTCAGTCTCAAGCGCAACTTGTTCCTCCGTCACGGTATCCTCTTGGGGCGTTAGTAAGGCTTTAATTGCATTTCTTGCGGTGTTCAGATCAGTCCCTCTCGGGTTGTTGGCTTCTGACATTGCGTTAACTCCGTATTATGCGCTATTTTTTGTTTTTTTCAATAGTCGCGTTTTGCTTCAATCTGTGCAGCATAGTTTTTACATTTTCAATGCCGCACGCTCTACCAAAAATAACCTCCCGGCCATCCTTGTCACTGGGGTTAGAGCTTTTAAACTCTTCCCAGATCTCTGCTTCCAGCTCATCAAGAAAACGGGGTAATTCGCTATTTAAAAGCCTCTCAGCTTCTAGCCCGTCGTCTATGACTTGCTGTCTAGTTTTCTTCGTCATCTATAGCGCCCTTCACTACATCAGCCTGAGCTTTCATAACTTCACGATTAATCGCTAGATCAGATCTGATTTTCTCGACGTTTAATTGTGTGCCATATTTAGCCTTCATCTCTTCGGCTTTTACAAACAATTCAGCATCAAGCTCATCTCGCTTACGATCATCATCCATCATCATTTTTTCACGCTCTAAGTTGAGCTCTGCCGCCTTCTTCTGAATGTCGGCTTGTATCTGTTGGATCTGAACGGCGATAAGCTGCTCGTTAATGTCTGGTTTATCGTCTTTTGGAGGTGGCTGGAATTGTGCCGGGTCACTCCAGAATTGCGAGGTATCTTTAAACCCGGCAAGCTCTGTCATAGCCTTCAGTGTGTTGGCCAGTTTATTTATGTCAGTAAGTGGGTTTACGGCGCCCATAGTCTGCATCGCCTCTCTCTGCATCTCACCAATCTGTTTGAGCATCAACATACGCTCTGTGTCTGTGCCACGCCCAAGCGCGACACGGACGGACACGTCCATATTGCTATTCCAAGTACGGGGATCTATCGGGATAAAATCGTTAGTCAGCCGTACCATGCGAGGCGCGTCTTGGTGCGTGGTTAATAGGTGTAAAACAATTTTATAGAGTTGCTTCATTCCAGTCTCGGCAAAGATGCGTGCGATTAGCTCTATGTGCTGTTGTGCTGCGCTCACAGTGGCGTTAACGGCTGCCGCTGTAGAAGACTGCAACGCGCCTGCATCGAGCCCTGCGGAGGCTTTAGAGATGCCTGTCCGGGCCTCTTTTAGCTCATCCATATACTTGAGAACTGGGAATGCTTGCTGGCCGACAAAAGGCATACTAAGCATTTGAACGGCTCCATTTGCTCTCTGACGGATTATGGAGCCCACCTCAGTAGACATAGCATCATCTATATTTACCATACCCTCAGTGATCGCCATGCGTGGGTGAATAGACATTGAGAGACTGTCTAGAGTATTACGCATGATAGAAGATTTAATTTTCTGTATATCCATGACGGCGTCGGCGACACTCATACCGAAGAAATCGTGAGCCTCTGGATCCGGGCAAAATACAGCAAACGGAATGACTGAACATGGCTCGTTCATAAGAACAATACTTTCATCACCAACCGTACATATTTTTCTTAATTCTGCTATGCCATCCTGATCATAATCGACTTTTATGTAACTTTCGACATATAGAACTTTTTTCATTGCCGGATCATTACGGTCATTCATTTCGTTTGTTAAAGCTTTGTTTCTGGTGTAGCGCTCTATATTGCTTTCCATATCGTCATAGTTTGCGCCAGCTTCTGATACGACGTCATAATCATATCCCATAGCTACAAGCTCTGAGACAGTCATAACTCGACGGTGACCGACATATGATGCCTGTTCTAATGACTTAGCTTCCCGGGAAATTAAGAACTCCTCAGGTGGGACGGCTTCCATCTTAACTCTACCGTCCGGGTGAGTGTATGTAGCCCTCACTGAGTGCACCATTGGAGGCGGTAGCATTGCACCTGTCATCTGGTCCATCATAGGCTCACCGACTTGCTTAGAGGCTAGGACCTCAACATCAACACTAGCATCCGACATAAGAGCCGCTAAGGCATTATCGTCTAAGCCAGTCCAGTTGTGTGTTTCAAATTTTGTTTGATCATCCCAGTAACATTTTAAAACACCCACTTTACGAATTAGCGCATCTTTAAAAGCAGCGTGGATCTGTAAAAAACCGTCATTGTCTCTATTGATAACGTACCGGGCATAATCTGTAGCCTGCTTTGCGGCGTCTATATCTTCAGGTCCTTGAGGGGCGTATTCTACCGTATTTTCAGTAGAATTAAAAATACGCATTAAAGATGGCATGATGGCTTGTACGGTATCCCGTACGTCCATGCTTACAATTTGTGATCGCCCGGCCTCTTCATTACCAAAGGGGTCGCCTCTATAATATTCAGTGGCGGTGGCGCGTAGTGGAGACACCCAGTTATCGATAAAATCGATACTGTCTTCTATCTCTTTTGACACGATGCCTTTTAACTCTTCGTCATCCATTACCATCGGATCGAGTTCGGCTTCTAGTGCTGATACTATTTCATCTATTTCTTTTTCCATATCTTCTACTCCAAAAGCCCTTTAATTTTTCTAGCGCCAAACTTACCGGCTGCACCGGCTGGCGCGATGAAGCTCATTAAAATATCGCCGAATGCTAATGAACTGTTTTTAAGTCTACCTAACGTATCGCCTTGCTCTTGTGCATATTGTGCATCTCTTAATCTATTTCTTACATCATAAAATGTGGGCTCTAAATTAAGAAGCGGAACAAAGTATCTTGCCTCAGCTAAAAATTTAGCCTGCATAGGGTCATATCCTCTATCAATAGCGCCCTTATATGTTCTTTCTAATGCCGGGTTATCTCCAATCATATCTAAGAACGATCCTAAAGACTGCAAATCTTTTTCAGAATATTTAAAGTCACCTCTATCTCTATAAGATCTACCCTGCCTGTCAGTTTTTAAAACAAGTTCTCGGGAAAATGGATCGACGGTATATTGACCGCCTCCATACGACATATCAAATAATTTTCTAAAATCGCTCATTACGCATCGCCTCTTTTTTCGGTGACTTCGACTTTGTATTTTATTTGCAAAGGATCGTCAGCATTTAGGGTTTGTAAAATTTTAATTTTATATGATGGATCTGTTTCAAGCAGAGACTTTGAAAAATCATCCATTTCCATTTCATAAACTAATGTCGTCATTTTTCTAAAGTCTCCAAGTATTTTAAAATATCCATAAACTGTCCCTCAGGCGGTTTTACAAACTCGGGCACAACAGGATCGAATTGTGTAAATACGTTTGGGCGTCCTTTTCTATTTTGTAAACCTAAATATTTTGCAGTCTTTGCCATACTCATAGCCTCAGATATTACCAGATTTGTTACCTCATTTGGAGCTAAAGTTATATTTTTATCAGATAGCATATCTTGAATTTTTTCCCGGGCCAAAGGTAAAAATTTATCAGCGTCCGAACTAATATCATAAAAACCTTCAGCCGGTTTTCTAGTCGTGTGAATAGCGTCACCTAATCCACTTTCTTTAGAATATCCCTCTGACGCCCAGTAACTTTGTGGCGGATATGGATCATAAAACTCTTCCGGCTTCTGACGAAATGGAGTTGTTCTAATTCCAGATTTAGCAAGCGCAGCCTCAGCCCCGCGAATATTTTTATTAGTTAAATGCTTCATAGGATCAATGACGGGGCGCACTTTATCTGAAAAGTGTATAAGATCTAATAAGCCTCTTATCGCCGGGAAAGGATTTACCATTAGGATCCTCCCCTCTCTACGGAGCTAAAATAATTTAAAATATCTTGCTGCATATTCTGAGGTATTGTGGCAGCCGTTGTAAGGCCGAATATAGGAATGCTTCCTCTCACCATACCCTTAACCACCTCTTTAGGCGTCATGCCGGTAATTTTACTGGTTCGCTCGATTGCCTCGTTTACAAACTGGATCATAGGTTTGCCTTTTTTACCCGTGCCTCCATGCCAGATAACTTCTTGCACGTTTCGAGGATCAGTATCGTATTTCTCGGCTAATCTATGAACAGGCTTTTCGGCTGACCCATAAAAATCTGGGACAGATTTTTCAGGTACAACCAGCTTAGTCATTTGCTCATCCATAGTGGCCCGGTCAGCGGCTCCTAAAAAGTTTGTGCTAAAGTTAAATCTTTTAGGATTTGTTATAGGATCAATCTTACCTCCTTGAGCTCTTAACTTTTCAACCTGTTTAGCATTATTAGCTAAAAACCTACCGCCAACTGGATAGGGATATTGGTTGGAAGCTTTAGGCAGACCAGTCTTTTTAAAATTCATAAAATTTTCAAATAAAGCAGCTCTGAGGTTTGCCGTTGGGTCCATGCCGCCGGTCCAAGATGCCATGCTATCAGCAAACATCTTTTTAAACATTTCCTCGCCGGTCCCGGGACCATACTCATCGATGAATTCTTTTTCTAGCTGACCCATGAAATACCATTTATCACTGTCTGGTATATCTAAGCCTTTTAAGTATGCCTCTTGTAAATTTTTAAAAGCCTCAGGACCGCCATAAAGCTCATCGTATTTTGCAATAGTATCAGGCTTGGCCGGAATAATTCCTAAAGTTTGGTTTGGCGCGGCAGCCGTAGGATACTTTGTGCGGTCAACGTCAAATCTTTTTGATACGTCAAAAAACGGCTCGTACTCGCCTTCGTTAATAAGCTTCTGAACTTTTGACATAGCTTTGGATAGTTTTTTCTGCTCTTCAGAAGGAACCTTTTGAGGAAAAACTTTACCTGTTATTTTGTCAATAGCTTGTACTGGAGGTAGCACTTCAGGGTATCTAACCTTGAATGCTGCTTTCATAATATCGTCTAATAATGATACAACCATTATCTTTTCGTGCTTTCTAAATATTGAAGAATTTTTTGTAAGTTTTCATATGTAGGTAAATCATAAACGCCTGTTCTTTTATTAATAGCTTCTACCTCTCTTCTAGGTAAAACACGATTAACTTTCATAGAGCCGCCTATTAACCAATCGCCAGTCATGTTAGGATTAGTTTTATATCTGTAAGTTCCTCCATACGGGATCTGATCTTTTATTTCCGCTGTTTTTAAATTTAAGCCTCCAGACTTTTTTCTTAAAGCTCTAGATAGTGCTTCTGACTGCCAGTCTACATCGTTTGGCATTAATACTTCAGCCCAAACTTGACTATCTGGTCTGTAGTCAGGCTTCTTTACATTTTTACTAGATTTTCCCCCTATATGGGTAGCTACTGGGTGATCTCCGGCGTGCCATCCAGCTCTATACGATAATGGCCCTAAACTTGATTTTACTTTTCCCTCAGGTGTCATCATGCCAGCTTCAGCGTCTAACCACTTACCCAAAGGAACTCTTTGTTTAGCATTAACAAATAAAGGATATAAATTACCTTCTTTATCTGTTCTAAATAATTTGTACCCAGTAATAGTGTTGGTAGGCGCTCCAGTAGGTTTTTTTGGTAATTTAGATGGGCGCTTATAAGCCCCCTTCTCAAAATTTTTAATTATTTGAGAAAGTCCATATTTAGCTATATCATCTAAAAGACTGGCCATTACCACTTAGTCCTGTTTGCCCAATATGCTGCCGACATTTTGCCTTTAGCAATATTCTTTGCGTGACGCGCTTTAAATGATTTTCGACGTGCTTTATCTTTCGCCGTCTTTGGAGACTTCCCGGCTCCACTCACGCCCTGTTGGCCAAAACGAATTGTCTTAACCTTATCGCCCTCTTTAGCGACAACGACGTGACTTTTCTTTGGGTGATTAGGCGTGCGCTTCGGCTTGTTGTAGCCGCTAACGCCAGCCCGGGCTAGTCGTGGGTCTTTCTTTTTACTCATTTTAAAAAGTCCGGTAAGACGTCAAATGTTGCCATTGGGGCTCTAAGAGGCATTGTCGGCATTCCCGGCGTTCCCGCAGTTTGCGAATTATACCCCATCGGCTTAACGCCAATTAAATTTAAAAACATACTCGAGGGACCTCCCTCAAATTTAGGACCACTCTGTCCGTAGCCAAAACCTCCGCCATCAACAGCGTCAGTCAAGTCTCTCCGCATCTGAACACCGGCAAGTCTAAATGGACCGCCTCTAACTGGGTATCCCTCACTTTCTGCAAGTGCAGCATATCTGTCTGCTATAAAGTCTGGGTCAAGACCTCCACTTCTATAAGTGCCGAGAGGATCCGCTCGAATACTTTCTTCAGTTAAATCATAATATTCTTGAGTTCTGTCTTTCATTCCAAAACCCATCGCAAGTGCTTCTAGTAAACCCATTGTCATTTTTTAGACCCTTTCTTAGTCTTCCAGCTTATGCGCTTCGGTCCAGTTTTTCTTTTTGCCGCTTTTTTGGCGGCGGCTGTTTTGGCCTGACTTGCAGGGCGGCACGCTGGATACGGCCTACCCTTATCTTTCTTAGACTTTGTCCGGCCACACTTTTTTCCAGTCTTAACATCGCGCCAGTCCTGTTTAAACCACTTC